ATGACCGCTAAATACTTTGCAAACTCTGCAAAATATCAGATCACGCTGAACCGTAAAGAGGCCGAGGCTCTCGCCTACTATGGCAGCTCCTACGACTACCTGATCACCGCTCTGAAGCTGTGGAGCGATGAGGCCGCTGAACTGAAGATCTTCGTCGATAACAAATTCACCGTCATGGCCGACCTGAACCGGGCACTGGCCGCCAGCAAGAATTAAGGAGGGCACCGCAATGAAGAACGTTCTGGTTGATATGCTGAAGGATCAGGGATTCACCGCCGCACAGTCCATGGAGTTCGCTTGTGAACACACGCTGCTCTCCAAGAAGTACGAGAAGCAGGTGCAGACCTGCTGGTACGGAGAGCAGACCTCCACGCTGGAGGTCAAGTTGTTCGTCAATCTGGAGGCCGGGGTCTGCCGGGTGTGGTTCTACTCGGACGGTCGGCGGGATGCCTACAAGGAGCGGTGGTACTCCACTCTCGGCAAGCGCACCTATAACGCCATCGCCGAGACCGTCAAAAACGCAGGGTTTGCAATCTGAACTTCACGGGTCTTTCAAGATTGCGCTCATTGAGCATAAAATTTGTAAAAGCCCTTGACAATTACGCTCATTGAGCGTATACTATAGACAGTGAAAGACCAATGCCAAACGGAGGAAATGAATATGAATAACTTTGAAATCAAAAAGAAAATCGTCCTTTCGGGCGGCAGCCGCATCTTTAATAACTGGGCTGCGCACTCTACCATCACGCTGGACGAGTTCGTTTCTGCGCTTGAGTGGGTCTGCGCAGATCCGATGGATGATAACGGCAAGATGACCAGAGAAATCGCCCTTGCTCCCGATCGGATCGTGAAGCTGCGGCGCATCAATGACCGCCTTTTACGAGTTCCCCAGCGACAACGGAGGCAACGGCACTCTTGGTGCTCTCTGGGGAGGCGCAATGTTCCATGATGGTTTTGTCTATAAAATTAGCTTGTCTGCAAAAGACCGGGTTTGAAAGGAGACCTCATTATGTACGCTACCGCTGAACTTTTTTCTCTAGCTGCTGACAAAAACACTAGCCGAGAAGTCTTTCTATCCAACGTCACCCTTAGCATTCCGGATGATGCTTCCGGTTGCGTTGATCTGGACGCCGAAAAGCAGCGCCTCGTCCAGATTTGGGATGTTGCGCACATGACAATGAAAGAAATTGTCGCTGCTTCCGGCATGACTCAGAGTGCTTTCGCTAAATGTACAGGAGTTCCGCTCCGCACACTTCAAGGGTGGTGCGGAGAAACGAGGGAGTGTCCTGTATATCTTCGTTTTCTTTTGGCCGAGCATTATAAGCTGATTTAATAATAAGAAAACCCCCGGTGCTCTGCCGGGGGTTTTCTTATTCCTCTTGCTTCTTCTCTCCGGCCTCCGGCTCGATCAGGTCCTCGATCTGGCAGCCGAGAACCTTTGCCAGCTTGAGCAACTGGTAAACGTCACGGGGCACACGGAGGCGGCGGCACCATGACTCAATGGTCCGAAGCGGCACCCCGCTCTGCTTGGACAGGTCGGATCTGGTCATGCCCTTTTCGATCAGCCTTTTGTCGATGGGGGTCATGTTCTCGGTCATCGTCAGTTTTCTCATGCGGTGATCACTCCCTTTCAGCGTCTATTATACTGCGTGTGTATGGCTTTGTCAATTTGACGAAATAACCATACATACGCATTGTTATTTGTGCATTATACACCTTGATAACCATGCGTATGTATGGTAATATATAGACACAGTAAAGGACGGAGGTAAATACAAAATGACTAAGTATACGCGGTTCGAGGCAATCTTCAGAAACGAGACGCTGGTGTTCACCGACCGAGATCCGAAGTTCAGAAACCGGCTGGATGTGTACAATTACATCTGCGCAGAGCGGCTCGGCAAGAAGTACGGAAAGTTCATCCGCATCAATGAATCCACGGTTTGCTACTAAGAGGGAGGGCTAAATTATGATGTTGAACATGACAGAGACCGATTACGAGAACTGGCGCGATGACCTCCGCTGCGGCGGACAGGAGGAGTACGATACCCAGTATTCTGCGGCTTCCCTGTACGAGGGCGGCTGGCGGGCCCGCGATCTTCCCGACCTGATCGAGCAGTTCAACTTAACCGGCGACGAGGCCGAAAGAATTTACAATGAGCTGCTCGAAATTGAGCGGGAAGCCGAAAGTAAGGAGGACTGAACCATGAAACGCTATAAGGTGTACGTCTACAACACGGTTGATAAGTTCTGGGACTGCTACGAGGTCAACGCAATCGACCCGGTGGACGCCCGGAACGTAGCCGTGCAGCGGCTGGTCGATGAGACCGGGCACGGTCTGGATGTCTACGTGCGAAGTCAAAGAGTAAGGGAGGGCAAGACCATGTTTGAGATCACCAACGCCGAGAAGCTGAGAGATGCTTACACCCTGCTGGCATTCATCCGGGACGACGTTCCCACAACCACCGCCGAACAGAAGTCCGGCTTGGCCGCCTTTATGGTCAGCATCAAGAAAGAGATCCGGGCCTACAACAACCGTCCGGCACCTGACAGCCGCATTGTCGAGGAGCGCGGCATAGATGGCTACATTGAGCTGGTGCGGCTCCCGGACGAGCTGGACAAGGTCAACGAAGACGATGCCGCCGAGTGGTTCCGGGCAAATCGCTACTATGAGTTTTACCCCACACCCTACGACTGTTCCGGCCAGCGTTTCACAAACTGGTACAAGCTGCACCGCCGCTGTGGGCACTGGTTCGCATATCATTCGGTCAGCTTTGACGTTTAATCAAATTGGAGGGCTGAATCGTGAAGCTGCTGGATCTGTTGAACGTGATCGAGGACGACACCCCGATCTGGATTTACATTGATCATCCGTTTCCGTGTAAAAAGGAGGGGCTGTTTTTCGGGGCGGTGCAGTTCGCTGCGGAGAACGGTTCCGAGTGGGAAGGCTACCGTGTGGTGCTGACTTTCCCGGAGTTGTATGAGCCTCTCGGCGGGGTTGTTGGTATGTCGATTGTCGTTGTGAAGGAGGAATGAGCGTGGAATGCCTGAACTTCAGGGTCGAATCCCCGGAGAACTTTGTAAAAATCGCTTGCACAGTTCTTTTTGGGAAAAGAGAGGGACTGAGCGATTACGCTACGGTTTGGCATGATGTGTTCGATGGCGGTGCCGGGGATCAGCGTTTTCGGCAGTTCATGGAAGAACTTTTCCCGGATGGCTGCACCATCGGGGAAAAGGAACTGCACCAGTTGACGGACCGTGCGATCCACTACCTAAAAACAGAAACAATTTGCCTCGACATAAAGGCGGGGCATGATATGGCACAGGCTGTCTTTTGGGTGTATTTCATCCCGGAGCATAAAGTCTACGAGTGCGATTATGGCAGCCATGAAGAAAAGGTCATCGAGATTCTTACAAATTTCTTCGGAACCGACATAATGAAATACCCGGTGAGCGTTCTGAAAAAGTTTATATTGGGGTCGTTCCGAATTAAATCTACACAAACGACTGTCGGGTCGATTGCTGCCGATGCCGAATTTATCCAGATGGCGGTATACGGAAGAAGTAAGCCGAGGGGGTCTGTATCGTGAAATTCTACCACGCCACCACAAAGGAGGCTGCGGCAAGCATCCAAAAGGACGGCGTTCTGAAAGCCGGGCCTTTCGGGGAGGTGTTCCTCTGCCGCTCCCCGCTGGATGCTTGCAAGTTCCTAATCATCCGGGGAGTGCTTCAGGTTTCGGTGTTCGAGGTCAATCTGAAGCGCAGCGAGGTGACTGAGAGCCACGACCATTCCGAGGGGTTCTTCCAGTGTAAGGCATACACGCACGACGGCGACATTGCCGTTTCAGATCGGGTGCCTGTTCGCACCTATGACTTTCAAAATCTTGTAAAGGGGTTATAAATCATGAAAATGGTAAACGCAAAGGGCGAGGCTGTCTATTTCAACCGGGCATGGAAGCACGGGAAGGAGACGTGGGTGGTTCAGGGCATCGGCGAAACTCTTGTGATCGGGCGTGACCGCCAGAAGCGCAGGAGCCGCACATTCACCCAGCTGCCGCAGGCTGAGAAGTACCTCGCTCGCATGGGCTTCAAAGCCGCCCCTTGAGCCTTGATTTTTCCAACGGAAAAAACACCCCCGGAGAAGCGTGTAAACTCTCCGGGGGTGTAACTTTATTCTGAATACACAAAACGCCACGCAGGGGCTTTCTGTGCGGGCGCAGAAAAGGGCAGGTGCTATTGTGCATCTGCCCTTTGTTTTGCGTGTGGTTTTACTCGCTGCAGATCCACTCTGCATAAGGGCGAATACCGGGCGGCTCTCGCCCTTGACACTGATCAGAACATCTGCGAGCTTCTTTGCGTCCTTGATCTGGTCGCTGTCGTAGGTTTTCTTCTCGGTCATCTCTGTCAACCTCCTTTGTTGATTCTGTGATAATTATATATCGCTCTGTGATGAAAGTCAATAGAAAAGCAAAATTTTTTATTGACTAGGTGATATTTTGATGTTATAATGTAGACATGAAAGGAAGTGAACCGGGTTGAACACGAGAATTAAATTCCTGCGCAAAAATTCCGGCTTGACGCAGGAGAAATTCGCAGAGCGAATCGGCCTAAAGCAAAACTCCATCGCCCTGATCGAGAGCGGGAAGAGGAACATTTCAGATCAGGCTATTCTCTCCATCTGCCGCGAGTTCGGCGTTCGGGAGGAATGGCTGCGGACTGGGAATGGTGAGATGTACGCCCCTGCGCCGACCAATGGGCTTGACCTTCTTGCCAAAGAAAAAAAGTTGACGCATGGCGAGTACATTCTCATAGAGAAGTTCGTCGGTCTGAATCCAGAAACAAGAAAACGGATTCTGGATTATATTCAGGAGGTGTCTGCTGCTCTTTCTGCAGACGATATCCCTGCGGACGCTCCTGCTATTGATTGCCGGGAATCCGCAGAAAGTCTCCATGCTGAACTGGACCGTCAGCTTGGCATTGAAAAAAAAGAAGCGGCGGGCGAGTCCGAAGCCTCTTGATCTGGAAGCTGCGGCACAAAAAGAAAATATGGAACGGCTGAGGGTCTCCCCTGTGAAGCCAAAAAAGAAAAAAGGGAGAGCCGTCTGTGTGGGCAGCTCTCCCTTTTTATAGTGTATATCGTGAGGTGTGCTATGGGGTTTAGGTACAGAAAATCTGTCAATGTCGGGCCGTTTCGCTTTACCGCCAGCAAGTCTGGAATTTCTACCAGCTTCGGCGGCAAGGGAGCGCGGATCACAAAAATGGCGAACGGAAGAACACGGGCCACGTTCTCT